CTAGTGGAGAACCAACTTGGGATCGTGAATTTGACTTTGGTTGCAACAATAAGTATTTGGGAAGAACTTATTGGAAGTCTGCGACTGGCCATTCGATTGAAATGAGTGATGTTGAAACAGACAAATCAACGCCTGAAGGTGGTCTTCGTGGCAAAGAAAATTATGTAAGAATAAAGAGTGCCACTGGCAACAAAATTGAATTGAATGATCACACCGAATCACAGCCAAATTGTGTTGGTTGTCCTCCAAATATTGCAGGTAAAAATCGAGGAATTTTGCTTCAAAGCACAAGCAATCATGTGATTCAAATGTCAGATGAAGGAAATGAGCAATGTGGACCATGTCGTGTTGAAGGTGGAGCGCCACAAGCAAAGGCTAAAAAGGCTTTCGTTAGAATACGAACTGGCTATGGTCTTGAAATGAGTTTTAATGATGATGCAAGTCAAGAGGAAACACAACAACAAAGCATTCAGATTTTTGCGCCACAAAAAGACAATAAACCCAAAGGTCCGCATATTCACAGGTATCAAGAAGCAAGAAGTGGACCGGGTTTAGTTTTTTTGCGTGTTGGTGGCAATTATGTTTGTTACACAACAGATAATCATTACACTGTTGTTGGTGAAGAAGACAATCCATCAAACTTAATTGAATATGTAACTAATGTAAACTTAGTTTACTCAAAAGCAGAATATGTGAATGTTTCTGATGCTTTACATTTATTTTTAAACAAAAGGGTTATTTTGTTGCTTGCTGGTCAAGATTGCCCGATACCAGACAGCGGTCAAAAAGGCCCTTGTCCTGCGCCTGTTTTGGTTTATCAAGGAGGTTGTATTAAAATCAGTGATCGAATTATTGGCAGTTGTTCTCAAGACGCTCCTTTGGCGAGTATATTTATGATGCATCCTTTTATCAAAAAGTGTAATGGGGAATAATGAGATCATTTTTAGGCTTACCATATCCAACCAGAAAAACACCAAAAGGATATTGGTATTCTCAGCATGGAATCAATCAAATTAAATCTGATTTGTTGTGTTTATTGCTGACAAATCCCGGTGAACGTGTTATGTTGCCAGAATTCGGCACACCATTGAAAAAATTAATATTTGAACAAAATGATATAGTTTTGCAGCAACAAGCTCAATCCATGATAGCTGACTCTATACAAAGGTGGGAGCCAAGAATTGCTGTTCAAAATATTGAAGTTAGTTCTATGATAGATAATGATAGTTTAAATTCTTCGGACGATAGGTCGCAGAAAGAACATGTTTTATTTATAAGAATTTCTTTTGTTGATCCAGATAATATTAAACAGGTTGAGCAACTTGTTTTGCAAGTTCCAATGAGTTAAAAAGGAGAAAATATGGCAATAAATAATCATTGTCCATTTGACATCACGCCATATACGCAATCGCAAATTATAACTACGCCAAGTATTTTCAATTTGAATTATACAAATCAAGATTTTTGGTCAATGAAAACAAGAATGATTGAGTTTATAAGACAGCGTTTTGAAAATGACTTTTCAGACTTTGTAGAATCTAGTTTAGCGATCATGCTTATTGAAAACTGGGCTTTTTTGGCTGATACTTTATCTTTTAAAATGGATCAAATAGCTAATGAAGTTTTTATTGACACAGTCACTGAAATAGAAAATGCATTCAGATTGGCAAGATTGGTTGGATTTAATCCTCAACCACCAATTGCTGCCAGATCTTTGTGGACTGCAAGTTTGAACAATCCGGTGCTTGTTGATTTAATTATTCCAACACCGTTTGACATTCAAGTTGATGCTGGTGGCACATCGATAATGATAGAATTGTTTCCAGCAGATTCTGAAAACAATCCGATTCTGGACGACAACATTATTATTCCTGCTGGCAATATAGTGAATGCAAGTATTGTTGGCCTAGAAGGCCGTACAATTCAAGCTGATTCGGTTGGAACTGGTTCAGTGGCACAAACAATCACATTGGGGCAAAGTCCTGTTATATTTGATTCTATAAGGGTTTACGTTGATGGTGTAAAATGGCAGCAAGTTGATTTTTTCACAGATTCTCAACCAAGAAGAGAATATCGTGTTGAATATGATTCGACTTATACGGCATTTGTTATATTTGGTAATAACAGAGCAGGATTGATACCTAGTGCAGGCAGTGCAATTAGAGTTTTTTATCGTAGTGGTGGTGGTTCTGTTGGTAATATTGTGAGTGGAACAATTGAAAAGCAAACAATTATCAATATACCGGGAATTCCTTATGGGATTCCTGTTAGTTTAAGAAACTACACAAAGGGTGAATACGGTTATGATGGGGACACGATTGATGACATCAGGAACAAGCTGCCAGCGTGGACAAGGGCGCAAAATCGTGCTGTGACTGGTCTTGATTATAAAACACTAACTGATCAGTTTTCAACTCCATATCAAGGTCAGATTGGCAAATCAACAGCAGTTCTTCGCAATCATGGTTGTGCTGGCAACATTGTTGATCTTTACGTTTTGGCAAGAAACGGAACGGATAATCTTCAAGAAGCATCAGCAGAACTTAAGGTTTCTTTAGAGCAATACATCAATAATATAAAAATGATGACAGATTTTGTTTGCATTAGAAATGGAATAGTTTTATCAGTTGATATAACGATTGATATTGTGATGGACAGGTTGTACAGAAAATTTCAGGAAGAGTTTAGAGTAAAGATACAAAGAAGGTTGGATCAGTTTTTTGCGGTATCAAATTGGGAATTTGGAGAGCAGCTTCGTGACATTGATATAACCAAAGCTTTGAGTGATTTGAAAGAAATTTCCAGCATAGATATTACTTTTACAACTGATGACCCCAATAATGGTGGAAACATTGTGAACGCAAGATTTAATGAAATTATTAGATATGATATTTTAACTATTGGATTCACATATGAGTAATGCAGTGCCAGTAAGTTATGATAATAATCCAAGTATTACTGATGTAATTTATTTTAGATTACAAACACCTGATGCTAATGGTTGTTTTTTGTCAATGCCTTACAAGTTTGACAATTTAACAATTTATTTTGTTGAAAGAGATTTTTCCAGTAATAAAACCAGCGAGTATATCGAAAAAAAATATAATCCTGTAAAGCTTGCTGCTGCTGAGGCTGCTGAAGCGATTGCTTGTGACAATCCAACATCACAAAACATTGAAAATGCTAAGAAATTCAGGGCAGAGGCTGAAAGTGCGATTATAACAAGTAATTTTTATTTTAATCAATCCACACCGATTAAAATTGTTGGTAATGCTTTGAATCCAGCTTGGCTTACTGGTCATCAAATTACTGGAATAAGCAAGGCTAATCCAACAGTAATTACATCTAATGCTCATGGATTATCAAATGGCAATACAGTTTATATTTATGCCAGCAATTCCACGCCACCGATTGATGGTGAATACCAAATAACATACATTAACAGTAATTCTTTCAGCATTCCTGTAGATTTATCTGATTTGTCATATGTGGCAGGAACGAGCGGGATTTGGTATACGGCTCAAGAAAATTCTGCAAATTTTGTCTCACCAGTTATGGAAAACAACAAAACTGTTGTGGGAAATTTTGAATATTTTTGGAAACCTGTTGGCGCAAGAGAAGGCGATTATTTTATTTGCTGGACATGGACGCCCTTAATCGCAGGAACAAGTCTTTCTTCACATATAAAATTTAGTGTTGCAGGCAACACTCAAGTAACAACAAGTATTCCAACGCATTTCACCGATCCTGAGAAATATCCAACGCTTTTGGAAAGATACACTCCAGAAATGTTCAAGAATTATATTTCCAACGATGACATAACTCCACAGGTTATAAATAAATTTAATTCAGCTATTTCCCAAGGATTTGTGACACTTGAAAATCTCACCAATCAAATTGTGGACTTACAAGACTCAAACGCTTTACATGAAGCTTTATTGCCATATTTATCAAATTATTTTAATTTGAAACTCAAATCTGCTGATCCAACAAAGTGGCGTGGTCAGATAAAAAGAGCAATACCTGTATTCAAAAGCAAGGGAACAATAAAAGGACTCAAAGAATCATTCAATTTAGCGGGAATGAAATTGTTGGAATACAACAAATTATGGCAAGTTATTTCAAAATACACATGGGTTGAATCATTTGTATTTGACGGAACAACCACTGAATTTTCTCTTGAAAAATCTTTAATTGAACCTTTGGATCTGGATAATTTTGAATTATCAATTAGATTTGAAGCAGATAATTTTTACACATCTTTAACATCTGATTATGTTGATTTCAATACAACAAATGGCGTCACTGTTATGTCTTGGGTAGGAGACGCATTGTCAGTTGCTCCAATATCTTTAAATATTGGCGATAGAATTAAAGTTCTTTATCAATATGAATTGGTTCCAAACTCGACAGAACAAAATTTAAATGATTATATTCGTCTTTTGCCTTTGATAGACAATAGAAACGAAAAAAATCAAGATTATCCAAAAAAGAATTGGAATGTTTATGGAATCAGTGAGAAAGATGTTTTGTTTGATTTGATAATAAAAGACAGGCATCCTTATCATGATTTTCTTGTGTTTGGAAAGATAAGAACTGAATTTCCTTATAGTGAAAACATTTACAACATGGAAGAATACAACGGAAGCATCCGTAATTCAAAAGCTCCATGTGATATCGACAAAAATTTTATTGATTCGTGTTCAAATGGTTTGAGCAGCAGTTACACAGTAGATGTTGAAATTGAAAATTTATCAAATGATAGAATTCAAGAATTTTATGAAATTTTAAGTGAAAACACTCCTTTTCACGCAATTTTGAATAGTGCTAATTTTTATGGTGGATTTAGTGAATTTATATCAGCGCCGGTTGAAAATATTGAAATTATGGTGAAGATAAATTTCAATCAAGCTGTTTTATCTGGTGAAGCGCAAATGTATTTTCATCGTTCAATGAGGCGAAGCAATTTAAACAATCTTCCAACAAGCATGTGTTTGTTCAGAGATGATTTAGCAGATGCTACTTTGGTGGCGTCTGGAGTTTCTGCGACAGCATACAACTCTGATATTGTTGTTTATTGTCCTACGGCATCACTTACCAATATTGGAATTTACAATGATCACAGTGCAATTATTCAGATATTAGATGGATTATATCAAGGTTCTTATATTATTTGGGGTGTTGAAAAT